ACAGTTGGGCTTCGCCACTGTTGGCTCGCCGCGTACTGCATTCCACCACCCCACGTGCGGGGGCGGGCCTTTGTGCCAAGTTCTTTCAGTCATTTCGTTCTCCAATCAAGATAAAAAACCACCAAGGCCATCAGGAGCCAGATGAACTGGAACACCAGTGCTTTCACCGATGCCGGCGAAGCAGCCCAGATCGTGCTCTGCGTGAGCATGAACCAGCCGATGAGTTGTGACTCTCTCATGTGTTCTCCAATCCAAAATGTTTCCGTGTGATCGCCATGAATGCCTGGCGTGCGAGTTGTGCCCTGCGCTGGTTGCGCTTCCTGCGTGCGCGTTCACGCTTGGCCTGCCGGCGTTGTCGGTCGGCGTTGTCTTTCATGTCTTCACCTCCTTGTTGAGGATGAGACTGTTGCGGCGCTCCGCCTCGCGCATAGCACGATCGAAGTAGTTGATGCGGCGTGCGTTGATCGGACCGATAACCCTGCGTCGCTTCGTATGTGTGTTGAAGATGGCCCAGTGCTTGGGTAGCGTGTTGTCAACTACCCACGGGCCAGGAACGTGTACGGCTATCATGCCGGCTCCTCCGGGATGTCGACTTCGTCACCGAGCTTCGATGCCACGAAGCAGCGCATGGCTGCGATGAGGGCGGTGGGCCCCCACTGCTCGGCGTACTCGTCTCTCAGGTACTTACGGGCCACGACCTCCGTGCTGCAGAGGTCGTGCTCGATGTCGATTCGCTCCCGATCCACGATCAGGCCGCCTTGGTTCCACGACGTGCTCCACCGGTACACGTACTCGCCGTGCTTGATCGTGTAGTTGCGCTGCTCACGCCAGTCCTTCACGCCGTACTCGATCCCCTTGGGAACCTCGATCGAAGTGATCAGGTAGTCCAGTTGCAGCGCCGTGAGGTCGGCTGTTTTGATCTTCATGTCTTCTCCTTGTCGTCGTTGGGTACCAGCCGCGCGCAGAAGCTGCACAGGGGCTTCCCCGTGGACTTCATCCTGACGTAGGCCCCGCGGGGGCACTTGGGTTGGCTGCACCGCGCCGCGGTCGGTCTGCGTTGGGGTTGCGTCTTCATGGCCGCCTCCCCGTCCACACCATGGGGCACACGGGCCCGGGGGAGTCCTTGTGGAAGCGCCGTTGCAGTCGGTTGAACACCGGCTCCTGCTTGCCTTTGCACTGCGCGCTGCGCACCTTGTACTGGCGCGTGTAGATGGCCGCGAGCGCGGCTTCGCGCCATGACCCCTTCTTGCGCACAAGCACGGAGTGCTTGGCGTATTTGGCTCTCGTTCTCATCATCTTTCTCCTTGGTTGTCCCGGCAACCGGCCGGATGCGGTCTTAGGCAATTGCCTAAAGGTCGTTCTCGCGCAGTCTGCGCTCCCACTCGTCGTCGCCTTCCTGGCGCTGGGAGTCGAGTGCCTGCTGCTTCCTGACCATTGCTGACTGTGCCTCGGCGGCAGCCGCGGTATGGCGATCGTCCGGGCGTGGGGCGATGTAGCCTGGGGTCACAATGTCTGCCGCAGCGATGGCCTGTTTCAGCGGGTCGAAGAACACACCCACGTCGCGGGTGTACCCGTCCCCGCCTGCTGCGTGCTCGGCCGCACGCAGGTGCTCGCGCGTGTCCTCGTCCAGCAGGTGCACCCAGTGAACAGGCACGATGTGGTTGGTTGCAATGTCCTTCATGCGTGCTTGCACGATCTTGCGCGCGGCGTAGGCGGCACGATACCGCTCCCGATGCAGCATATCCATCAGCTTGGCCACGGTCTGCGCGCGGTCGGGGTCCATGTTGCGCGTGTGCGCCTCGACATAGGCGGGGTCGAGCTCGAAGCCGGCCTTGATGTGCACCATCAGCTGATCGAGCAGGCGCTTCCACTTGCGTTGGATGTCCCCGCGCTGGGTGAGCGTGCTGAATGGGTGGATCCGCCGGCCAGGCGCCATGCCTGCGGCAGTCTCGTCCGCATACAGCTTCTCGAAGGCCAGGACGGTTGCCTCGTGGATGTGGGGCGGCACCCATGTGGACCAGTGGGTCAGGCAACTGCCTAACGGGCGCTTCCCCTCGGCCTCGCGCTCGGCGTTGGTCTGGGCCCGGAGCTGGGCGTATTCGGTGGGGGATGCGTGGTCCCGCATGGCGTTGGTGATCTCCGCCTCGACGCGCCGCATCAGCTGCAGATAGGCGTCGTATGTGGGTACGCGGGATGGGCGCCAGCGTGTGCGAGACAGCGAAGTGGTGCGAATGGCTGCCTTAAGTGGGCGCAACAGGTTCGTCCAGGCAGTGTCGCCGCCGGTTCCGCGCAGGCGTTGCATGATCTCGTCCTGCTTGTTTGGAGGTATGTCGGATGCGTGTAGCGCGTCGCGAATCTGACCGAATTTGAAGAAAGGCATGGTTTTTTCCATAGTTAGGGGGATTCGAGTATATATGCAAAACCCCAAAGCTGGAAGTCGTGTGCAAATGGCAGGCAAATGTCCAACCAGGAAACTGTATATGACCGTTGATTCACCGAGTAATCAAGCCCTGTTTTAGGGGGCTTGCCAAAAGTGAACATCTTTCAGAAATGTGCACCCCGCCAAGCCCCGAGAAAATCCAAACATCAAAGGCCCGGCTGCGGGTACATATCTGTACTCTTTCCCCTATCTATATCTATTTGAATAGAGATAATAATAAAAGGGAATGTGAGACATACGCACAAATGAAATCAACAACTTACGCATGACGAGGCGCTGGAAGCCACGCGTTAGAAGTGATGCCTGTGGGTATCAATAACTTTTGTGTCTAAAGAACCTGATTGATATGCCGCTGAGATATAAAGGCTCCGGAATCTTAGGCAGCCGCTACACGGCTGGCCGGACATCTTAGGCAGCCGCTACACGGCTGGCCGGACATCTTAGGCAATTGCCTAAACGGGCCTGACTATTGCTGATCAGGCCCGCCTTGGCGGCGGACGTGTCCGCCCCGCGGTTACGCGGCGATGCGCGCGAGCGCGTGCCATTCGGTCGTCACCATCCGACCCCGGCGATACGTCACGGACGTATCAGGCTGGGACACGTACCTGCCATTGCAGTACGCGATGCGCCCACTGACGGCAGGGAACTTCGGCTCCTCGGGCACCGGAGGCATGAGCAGGGCAGCCTTGCGCGTCGGCTCGTAGTTGAAGCGGGCGTAACGCATCTCGGGCGCCTCGTACCAGAGAGTGATCTGCTCACGCTCAGTTGCGCTCTGCAAGAGGGCACAACGCACGTCGTTCTTGGGGGTGCCGCGAGACGTGAAACCAGTGATGTTCTTCATGAAATACTCCTGTGAATACGTTTAGGCGATTGCCTAACCGGGGCAAGGTTGCCCCCACTGCTGCCTGTCACGCAGCAGGGAGAGTGCCTTACTTGGCGGCCTTCAGCGCCTTGATCGCGTCAGCGCGGGACTCGAACAGCGACAGGTACGCTGCCGCGGCCTTGACCTGCGCCTTGGTGAACACGACCTCCTCGACCTGCGCGGCCTTGTCACCCATGAACAGCTTCTTGATGCGCTTGCTCATGGACTGCGCCGACTGGTACTTGGCATGCTCGCGGTCGGGCGCGCCCGTCTCCGGATCCATCGGCACACCGGCGGCCATGTAGCATGCCGCATTGATGTGCTTGCCTGCGTTCGCGTCACGGCGGACACCGTCGGCCTTGAGCTGGGCGATGACCTTGGCATACAGCTCCTGACCACGTGCCTCATGGGCGAAGCAAGCAACGATGGCGGACACGAGGGTTTTGGTAACAGCTTTCATGGAATACTCCTATATGCTGGCAACACGTACCAGCGAACTAACAACCAGTGAAACCGCACTGGCAACGGTTGGAACCGGGTAACACCCGAGTCCCGCGATGTGAGCGACTGCGCACCCAACACTGCAATACACGCTGGCATCAACGTGTATCACGGTGTAGGTTAGGCAATTGCCTAACTCGTGCTACCAATTCAGGAGCGACGTGCGTGCAACTCCTCCCAGTGTGCGGCAGTGAAGCGCGCGGTCAGCGTGTCCTTGAACTCTTGCACATACGCGGCAGTGTCCTCGTCGCCCTCGTGTACGAACCCGACCCAGTCCTCGTGCGCTGCGATGTACGCACTCACGAGATCGCAATCGGGGATAGTGGAGGAGACATCTTCCATAGTGATGTCGCCAAGGTTGAGTACGTGCTGCATGGTGTTACTCCTATGTATGTAGCAGGGCCTATCCCCACAACATGTCCATATCTTAACAATGGGGGGTATTTACCCCAGAGAAGTGGGGGGTGGCAGGGGGTACTGGGGTGGGGGGACCCCTATAGGGAGGACACAACGCACCCGACCATAAACACTGTTCCGCGGACCCTGTCGCTTTTTTGTACAGATCCGGACATCGCAAATGTCAAGTTTCGTACACCACGGCTGCAGTTTTTATAGCAAGACCCCCCAGTGCCTTTTGTTCAGTTCTTTGCAAAAAATTTTGAAAATTCCGGACGAAAAAAATCCCCGGGACCACACGGTGCCGGGGAAAGGGCTTTGGTACAAGCCAAGGAGCATTCCGGTGATGAGCCGGCCAGGAACCACCCTGGCACGGGGGATTGTATACCCCGACAGCCCGCTGTACACTCCCGCCATGGCTATCCTTGCCCACCTCCTGGAACCCGAGTTCACTCCGCTGGCCGGCGTGGACGTGGAGACGCTGCTTGCCGCCCAGGCCAACACAACCCTGGTGGACTTCAACGACAACGCCGACGTCCTGGAAGAACTGGACCGGACCGGCGCCCAGAACGCGTTTGCCGCCGTCGTCTCCCCTGAGGCCGCCGACCAGACCAAGAAGCACGCGCTCCTGGCGCTGCGCGTCCCGGCGGCGGTCAAGCACCTCTCCGGCATGCTGTCCCAGTACGACTGGGAGTTCGTCGAGCAGGCCAAGGAGATCCGGGGCTACGTGGTGGCCAAGCTGCTGGAGGAGACCAAGAGCCCCGACGCCAAGGTCCGCCTGAAAGCCCTGGAGCTGACCGGCAAGATCACCGAGGTGGGCGCGTTCACCGAGCGGATTTCGATCACCAAGACCGACGCCAGCGCGTCAGAGCTCGAAGAACGCATCCGGGCCCGCCTGGCCAAGATCATCCCCCCAGCCCGGGAGGTGCAGGACGCGCGCATCGTCGACGCCCCGCCGGCCCCGGCAGAGTTTCAACCCCCCACCTGAAAGGAACCATCATGGCCAAACCCAATCCATTTGCTGCCAAAGGCAGCAAACCGGCCCCAGGCGACAAGAAGTCCGGCAAACCCATGCCTCCCTGGCTCGCCAAGGGTGACAGCGCCAAAGGCAAACCGGCCATGAAGTCCGGCGGAAAGGTGAAGTGCTGACATGGCCGAAGACAAGAAACCCCCTCCGCCTAGCACGCTGGGTTCTGGTGCCGCCGCCCGGGCGGCTGCCGCCCTGCGCTCCCGCCGCGACCGGCTGGACGAGGCCGAGAAGCGCGACACCGGCTACAAGGCCGGCGGCAGCGTGAAAGCCCCCTCCCCGGCCGCCATCCGCTCCTACTCCCGCGAGTACGACACCCAGAGCCCAGCCGGCCGGAACGTGCACGAGGGATTTGCCGCCGGCGGCATGGTTGGCTGCAAGCAGACCCGTGGGTTCGGGAAAGCACGAAGGGGGTCGTGATGTCAATCCAAGACCGAATCGACGAGACGATATACAAGATCCAGAAGTTGGACAAGGTCCTGGCGGAGAAGCGCAAAGCACTGAAGCAGCCGCTAAGCACTGCAGACGTGCCCAGGCCTGTCAAACCCATGGCACCCGACTCTACGCTGCTGCGCGGCGCGCGGGGAATGAAGGCCGGCGGCCTGGTACGCCGCGGGTACGGGAAAGCCCGCGGAGCCTGACCCTGGATCCCCTGTCTCCAGCCGGCCAAGCCGCCATCCTGGCGGCGCTCCCCACCATGTCGCTTGCCGACAAGGAGGCGCTTCTGGCCGACCTGGAGGCGCTCGAGCACTCCCGTGCGCTGGACCGGTACCGGGGGAACTTCCTGGCGTTCTGCCACCACGTTTACCCCGAGTTCAAGGAGGGGCCCCACCACCGCAACATGGCCAAGCACCTGGCGGAGGTGATCTTCGGGGACCGCAACCGGCTGACGGTGAGCATGCCCCCGCGCTTCGGCAAGAGCATCACGATCGCCTACCTGTTCGTCGCCTGGTACCTGGGGCACAACCCCAGCCACCACATCATGATGGTGACCCACACCGCGGACCTGTCAGCGGACTTCGGGCGCCAGGTGCGCAACCTGCTCTCGAGCCCCGTCTACCGGGAGATTTTCCCGAACACCGTGGTCTCGGCAGACAAGTCTGCGGCCAACAACTGGGCCACCACCGCCGGCGGCAAGTACCTGGCGATCGGTATCGGGGCCAACGTGGCCGGGCACGGCGCTCACCTTCTGGTAGCAGATGACCTGGTCTCGGAGCAGGCGGTGCTGGCCAACCCGGACACCATATTCGCCACCGCGTGGAACTACATGCAGGTGGGCCCCATGCAGCGTCTGATGCCCAACGGGCGGATCGTGATGATCGGCACGCGCTGGGGCAAGAAGGACCCGATCGGCCGGGCGCTGCAGTGGGCGGAGCAGAACACCGACTCGCCGCAGTGGTACGAGATCCGCTTCCCCGCCATCCTGCCGTCCGGCAAGAGCCTGTGGCCCGAGCAGTGGCCTGTGGAACAGCTTCTGGCTAAGAAGGCCTCGATGTTCCCGCAGTTCTGGGCCGCCCAGTACATGCAGGAGCCCACCTCCGAGGAGGGCGCGATCATCAAGCGCGAGTGGTGGCGCGAGTGGCAGGCCGAGAAACCGCCGAAATGCCACGTCATCCTGCAGAGCTGGGACACCGCGCACGAGACCAAGACCAGCGCCGACCCGTCGGCCGTCACCACCTGGGGGCTGTTCATCAACGAGGAGGAGCAGGACCAGGAGCAGATCATCCTGCTGGACGCCTGGTACGGGCGCAAGGAGTTCCCGGAGCTCAAGAAGTTCGCGCTCGAGTATTACAAGGAGTGGGAGCCGGACATGGTCATCATCGAGAAGAAGGCCGCCGGCGCGCCGCTGATCCAGGAGCTGCGCATGATCGGCATCCCGGTGATGGAGTACAGCCCCTCGCGCAAGGGCGCGGGTGTGGCCAACGACAAACGGGCCCGCGGCAATGCGGTCGCTGACATTTTCGCTTCGAAGATGGTCTGGGCGCCCCCGCACCGGTGGGCCCGGGATGTGATCGACCAGGTGGCCAGCTTTCCCAATGCTGAACATGACGACCTGTACGACACCGTTGTGCAGGCGATGATGCGTATTCGACAGGGCGGGTTCATCCGGCTACACTCCGACGATCGTTCGGGCGAGGACGACATGCAGTACCGTCGCCCGGTCAAATATTACTAGGGGATCGCACATGCCCGAATCCAACGCACCCAAGAACCACAACGCTGTGCCCCGCGCACAGTGGCGCAAGTGGGGAAACCTGTCGCGACACGTGTTCAACGAGGTCTATGGCACGATGGCGGAGAACCAAGGCTTGTTTTTGCACCCGAAAGCCCGTAAAAACACGCTCGAATGCTGGAATACCACCGCGTGGAATGCTGCGTGGATTGCCGCTGACGCGGCGAAGGAAGCGTGATGGCCGCAAATTCGATCGAAAAATCGCTGTTTTTGGTCCCGCAAGGGGTGCAAGACACGCCCGAAATGGAGATCGAGGTCGAGCTGGTGGCCGACGACGGC